ACGTACCTGTTTCGTAACAAATGAAAGCAATCATGCTTCCAGTTGTAAACAAGTTTGTAGCTGCGCCTGCTGGTGTGTAAACTAATTGTGTTTCACCTGCTGCAGAAATGTCAAAAGTTACTTCTGCTGCTGCTCTTGATTCTATTACTGAACCAGTAGCCCAAACATCAGTACCTGCTGCATCAAAAGTTAATGTAGCTGTTCCGCCAGTTGTATCTTTTGATTGTACATAAACACATACATCACCTTGTGTTGCTGCTGGTAATGCTGCTGCAGCTGCTGCTGCACCTGTGTAGTTAGTAACATTCATTGAATTATTAATCAAAGTAATGTTAGCACCTGTTGCTAAATCAGTTAAAGTTAAACCTGTCATATCAGGTAAAGCTGAACTATATCTAGTTGTAAATGCTCCTGTTGTTGTGTTTTTAGTAGCCACTTCAAAACCTTTTTCAGATCTTACTGGACCATTAAATGTAGTATTTGCCATGATATATTCTCCTAGTTATTATGAATACTGTCTCTAGGCCGTCCACTATATTAGGTCAGCATTCAATTAATTTATTATATAGTAAGTAAGTAGTACACTAGATTTGAATAGAGTGCAAGAGATCCTACGGTAAAAATGCGATTTACGCGATGTAGCTTTGGTGACTTAAGTAGCTACAGAAACTTGTGGAGCAGAGTTTTCAACTCTATTTTGAACGTCAGCAATTCTAGCTTCTTCAAGCTTTATGTCAGTAATGACCTTTTTAATCGTGTCATCAATCCTAACCATTTCAAGAGTATATCTGTTATTATCCAGATGCTCCTGTTGCCACTTCAACTCCAAGTACCTTTTTTGTTTGTATAGGTCTCGTATCATTAATAACCTCTTCATAAGTTATTCTATTTAATCCCGGATGATAACTATCTCCGAGATGTTCCCAAACTATACTCTTTTCTCCTAGTTTGTCAAGTATAACTTTTTCAATATTTTCAACTGTATCATCAACATGTTCAATACTAAATTTAGCATGGTAGTTGTAGGCCCAGATATTGATTAGAGTTTTTTTCATAATTTTTCTTTCTACTATTAAAATGTGGCCGAAACATGTCCGGCCACAAAATGATTATTGCTTACGCACCTTCACAACCGTAGATACCTCTAAAGTCAGAAACGCCGAAAGCGTATCTTTCTCTAGCTTTGTATCTAACATTGCCTGTATCGAAGTCTCCTTCCATTGAAGTAGTCAATGGAGTTCTTGAGAACATCTTCATACCGTTAGGACAATCTGTAATGATGTACCAAGAATCAGAATCAGTTAGGAAGTTGTTCACTCTGTAACCTTGAGGAATCATACCCATTGAGTTGATTGCATTGATGTCATTATCAGCTGTTTGAGTTCTGCCTTGAGACTTCATAAGTCTTTCAGCATTGAACTGATTTGCAGAAGGAATTATCATTTTAACTCCTTTTGCAGCTATTCTCAAACCTCTTTCATCAGTTAGAGCAGCGATATCAATCAATGCTTGTTCTAATGAAGTTTCGTTTAAGTCCGCTTGAGTTGCTAAAGTGTTTGATACTGTACCCGCGATAGTTGGGTGAGAAGTACTAAACAAGTTTACAGCATCACCTGATTTAAATGTTGATGTACCAGTTATTGATGGTAGACCATTATTTAAAGGGTTAGCGCCTTTAACTTCTTTTGCGTTAGACATAGATCTTGCTAGTGCTTTTGTGTATCTAGAAGAAAGTCTGTCATAAAGGTTGTCCTCTATTGCTTCTTCTGTGATAGCGAAAGCTAGCGCGATCGTTTCCATAGTGTATCTTGCAGTGTAAGTCTCTTGTGCATCATCGTATGATACGCCTTGACCTTCTGCTTTTACATCTGCGTTAGCGAAACCAGATAACATTACTTCCTCTTCGAAAGCTCTGTCTGATGATTCCGTTGTATAAATCTCAGCGTGCTGATTTTCATACCTTTTGTATTCCAGGCCGAATAGTGCATTCAAACCTGGTTCTAGTTCTTTAACTAGCTGTGCTCGTGATATTGCCATGTTATTATGCTCCTATTATTGCCATGTTAGTGCGCTAATTAAGTACTGGTTAAGATTCTGACATACAACTACAGTGCTATTCGCTGCTGCGTTATCGTTATTTTCAGGATCTTCTGCCATTCTTAACACACGCCATTGATTTGCTGTGTCTGATATAGTTCCAACTGTTAGCTCTGAACTTGACTGACCAGAAATTTCTGATCCTGCCGCAGTTACAGTAACTCCACATGTTCTACCAAAGTTTGCTTGAGTTATTGCTGCGTCTGCACTAACTGTAAACAGTTGTAGAGGGTTGTCGATTACGAAAGCCGTAACGTCTTCACTATTAGCCGGTGTAATCGGTTGATTATACCAGTTCGCCCATGTAGGTTTTTGAGTCGTTGATGCATTATAAAAAATGCCGTTCAAAATCCCTATAGACTTGTCTGTGATAGCCGCTTGTGCAGTTTTAATATATCCAACTTTGCTCTGTACTACAGAACCTTGGAATAAATCAACAGCATACGCAGCATCTATGTAGTATTTGCCTTGACCGCCAGCAGCGTCAGTTGAACCAACAGTGCCTTGAGCTATAAGACCAAATCCTACGGTGTTTCTATTTGCCATAGTTATTTTCTCCTTATGTGACCTGTCCTTGCGGACCTCCAGTCACGGTTAATGTTATCGTTGGAGAAAGAAATATTATTTCTTTGTACCACCGAAGTTTTTGCTAGAATGCTCATACTTCATGGGCATTCTTTTATCCTGATCCTTCAGTAAGTCGTTTTCTAAAGCTTCGTTTTGTCCTTCAGTTTGTCTTTGCTGATAGGCAACACGGCTTTGTGCGAGTTCTTCGGGTATCCTTGCCAGGAGAAGGCCACCTACTCCAATGACTCCAGCGTATTTTCCGTCCATGACAACAGGGTAGGATTCAGAATCATATTCGTCAGCTCTCACTAACTCATAACCAGATCTCAATCTACCGTGAATACTTTTGGTATCATTGAAACCCATTGACTCTGCTCTTATCCATCTGTGCCTAAATCCGTCAGGCGCTGGTGGTGCATCTAAAGATGATGGGGGCTTATACTCTTTTGGTCTTTCAGTCTTTGACCGAATATTAGCCGCACGTAAAGGTTTTTTTTGTTCTTCTTCTTTTTTCATATGCTTATGCTCCTTCCGTGAGTTTTAATTGTTTTGCATACTCTTCTAGTGGCACACCTAATTTTTTAGCTATTGCTACCTGTGATGATGTGAGTCTCACAGTTTTGCGTCCTTGTTTTACACTTCTATTCGCAGAAGCCACCGACTGAACGGGTTTAGACGTAGTTGTATCAGTCTTACCAAATTTATGAGGAAAGTCAACTCTAATTCTCTTGTCTATTTCTACATAATATTCTTCACCTTTAGGATCAAAGCCTTCTTTCTCCACTAAATCCTTATGAATTTCGAACGCAGTAAAAGTCATGGCTCTATCTTTTCCAAACCATGTATTTCTACTAGCCCAATCTTCAGCTTCAGGATCAGCTTCGGGTAATGATCTCGGTGTCTGTCTTGGTAATCTACCGCCGTCAGATAATTCAACAGGAACTTCCTGTTCAACGTTCTGTTTTTGTTGTTCCATTCTTGCGTTTTCAAATGCAAGAGTAGCAACTTTTTTATTAGCTTCAACTTGAGCAGCAGCGTCACCGGCTTCAATAGCCATTGCAAGTTCTTTTTGCGCAGACTCCATTCCAGTTTTTAGATTATTTTCAAACTTTTTAGTATAATCTAAATCTACTTTTTTAAATCGCTCATTATCAAGTTGTCTTTTTGTTTCTACAGCTTTAGCATATTCAAGAGCAGAAGCTTCTCTTCGCTCCGCCTCTCTCATCTTACGAGTTAATTTCGCAATACGAGCTTGAACGCCTTTACCNTAATCTTCTAATGCTTCGTCTTGTGTTCCTGTATCCGTTTTTTCTTCTACTACTGTTTCTTGTTCCGTGGCTCCTGTTTCTTGTTCCGTGGTTTCTGGTGCAGTATCAATAACTGCTTCCTCTTTTGTCTCTTCAATAGCTACATCGACCTCTGGGCCTGATGTATCTAAATCGACAGTTTTTTTCTCTTCTTCTGGCATAGTGTCTCCTTTTCTACTATGTTAATATTTGTGCAGGATATCTGTTGGATCCTGTACGGTTGCAAGTATTTCATCTTCATTTAAAAGACGAACTTCGCCTCCTTCAATTTCAATACGTGATCCTGCATAACGTGCAAAGACTACCCAATCACCAACCTTGCACCACGGACCATTGGGATATCTTTCTTTATCAACATAACATGCATCACCCATCGCAATAACGTTTCCGCATTGTGAGGCAACTTGTTGTCTGTCGATAGTTTCATTTCCTAATAGGATTCCNCCGTCAGTTTTCTCTTTCATTCTGAAAGGTAAAATTAACATTCTCCAGCCGGTAGGCATGGGGAGCTTAGTGGTTTCTTTGGTAATTTCTTTTTTAGGNTCTTCTTTGTATTTGTCTAAAAGTGCTGACTTAACTTTTGGGACCTCTTTTGAGGTTGATGACTGTTCCGCTTGTTTCATTTTGTTCCTTATCGGTTAGCAGGCTAATGATTTCCTGACGCACTGATTCCAATGCGTTTATTTGTCCTATTATATACTTGTAAGTCTCCATCTTGTCAACTCCACCAGAAGTGACAGATATTGATAATTGATTTATTCTATTGTCTAATGCTCTTCTTAATTTAGTTACTACTTGTTCTGGTTCCATGTTTACTTTCTATTTTTTTGCTAGTTTATCTTTGTTTATGCCCTTTTTAATTATGTAGTCCTGCGTACCATTAGCACCCGTTTCTACTTCTTTTTTTAAAAACTTAAAAAGATTCATTTCTTTTATTTTNTTTTCTGTATGTTTTAAAAAACTTTCTAATACTTTTGTATCTCTCACTAGCAATTCCACTTTCTAAGTGACTTAGATAATCTATCTTTAGACATTTTATTATCCTTTTATAATTGCAACACAAGTGGGACAACTTTTTATAAATCTTACATGAGACCCACAGTGCAGTTGTTTTTCTTCATGAACCGGTA